CTATTCGTTACACAAATGCAAAAGGGAAGGTGAATGAATATATGGGACCAAAAGAAATAAAACCATTTGTGATATTTTTAGTTAAAAATAGTTAAGTATTGGCTGCTAAGACTAATTCCCTCACTATTTATAATACATTTATATGGTGAAGGCAATTCTTGACTATCCATAAAATTAATTAATTCTTTAAATTCGTCAATTGACTTTTTTTCAGTAATAATACTAACAATAATATTTTTCAATTCATTCGTCAAATAATTAATTTTCTTAAATTTTTCAAGCAATAAATTTAAATCCCTAATTTGTTTTACATCATCATATATTTTAATATCTAATAAAAAATCTAAAACAAATATTCCAATCATATAAGATATTAATTCGCTATAACTGAAGTCATCATTATCTGGCCAAATATAATATTTTTCTTTATTTGTAAAAATATTGTTTTTATTAGAAAGATCTTTTACAATTCCAAAATCAATTATTTTAATATTATTATGTTTATCTACCATAATGTTTGATTTTTTTAAATCTATGTTCATCAAATTAATTTTTTCCATTTCATAATGTGATTCTACTAGTATTTGAATTATTTTTACGATTGTACCAGTATTTAAGAAATATCTTTTACCGATATATTGCACATAACTATCAAATCTTACGTAAAGAGGCATAAAAATTATATAATTATCTTCGAATAAAGTGAATTTTCTTAAAATATTTTTATCGATAACTTCACTTTCGATTGGTGAAAAATCATAAACTGGATTTACATAAACAAAAATATTATCTTTCTCATTTTTTATTTCCAAATCATCCATTGAATCCAATTTACCAAATGCATAATCTGAACAATTTATTTTTAATAATGATTTATTTTTTATTATTTTATCAGTAACCTCTGGTTCATTATGGTCTGTATAATAATTATTGTTTGTAAAAGGAGGGTGTTCATCAAGTATTTTGGCGACATAATTATGGAAGTTTGTGAGGAAGATTATACCGTATGAGCCTTGGTTAATATACTTAATTAGAGAAATTTTATAGTCATTATTGGGAATAAGATGAGGTAAGTTGGAATTAATTATTTTTATATTTAAGATATTCATATTTGGTGTAATATAAAAAAATCGAAAAACCAAAAAATTATGTAAAGTAATCTAATTTATGGGTAAAGTCCATATTGCGAATGATTTTAAGGATAAATTAAATAAAGTTTTATCAGTTAAATCTGAGGATACAAAGTTGGAAAGTGAATGTCCGGTTGGGCCGGCGGGAAAATGGAAGATGGGTGGTGAAAAGGAGGCTATAAGTAGAAAAGATGAGGAGAATGGGAGGGTTATTGAGGAGAAAATAGTTGTGAGGGACGATAAGAAGAATTTATTTGAGAAGATGGGTTATTTAAAGTTTGTGAGGATTATATTTGTTGCATCGGTGGTGGGAGGTGTGGGATTAACTTTAGGACTAAAAATTGGGCATATAATATTTTTCTAATTTAGGAAGCAAGTTCTATTTTAGTTTTTTTATTCTAAAGATAAAAAAATGGATTTCAAGTTCGAACCCAAAAGATCCTATGTTAAAGCCTTCCAAAAATTTCTTACCAAGCGTAATTATAAAGAACATCACACCAATGACACTTTGCCATTCTTCTGCACCCAAGACTATAGCGGCCTCTATTGTATTGAATTCCAAAATGTAACTGGAGTTGACCTTTTTAATAAATCTACAAATGCTCAGCAATTAGAGGATTGCCAATATTATCCTCCAACAGCAGTAGTAAAACAGCCTGCTACTTGGGATAAACTTAAACTAGAAAACAACAAATTCTATTTTCTTAAACCAAAATATGGTTCTCAGGCAGGCAATATTTCTATTTCTCAAGGAAAACGTATTATTTTTGACCAGGACACTTTTAGCGCTCTTCCAATGATTGTTCAAGAAGAAATTTCCCCAAAATTACAAAATGGATGCAAAATAGATTACCGTACTTATGTTCTTTATGTCAAGAATAATAACAATTTAAGTGCATATTATTATCCTTATCATATTAAACGTGTTTGCAAGGCTCAATATGAACCACACAATGATCGTCAATCTTTTTTTAGTGAAGTAGATAATACGAATAGTATTGTAAGAATTGAGGGAGGAGAATTGGAGAGATGTTTAAAGGATGCGCAGAGGTATTTAATTAAACATTTGCCGAGACAGAATTATAGTAAATTGGAATTTTTCATTACTGGATGTGATGTAATAGAAGATAGTAATGGAAAATTCTGGATTATGGAAATAAACTGGGATCCTGCTTTTGTTTATAATAAGGAAGTGCATTCGATGCATGCTGATCTTATTAATGATATTATCGATGCCACAGAGACTTACCATAAGTCTGGTAATCTTGGATTTAATTTATTCAGGGAATTATGATTTCTTTAATTTTCTTATAATGCATTGTTCCAAATTTTTCTTTGGAACTTGACATTTATTGTTAATTTTGTTTTCAAAGTCACTCATGGCAATGACATCAATTTCTTCCATATGATCACCTAAACATTTAGACATTTCTTTTTTCTCCATAAAACAATGATTCTTTAGAACATCCATTAATTCTACTTTCAAATTACCTTTCTCCATATTCATCCCCATCATACCCAAAAAATTTTCCATCAAAATTAATTGAAAGTAAAAGTAAAACATTTTGTCTTCATTATATTTTGTATGAATATTATTGAAATATTCGGAGAGATGTTGTTGAAGTGTTTGTTCTTTAGTGGGATGTATGGAAAATATTTTCAGATGTTGAAAGAATTGGTCGTTATCTTTTAAGAATGAGAAGAAAGTTTCGTCGATATTATCTTGGTTGTTGATATATTTAATTTTAAGGAAGGATTCATTTAGAGATTGAGGTAGTTGATTTTGAATAAATTGTTTGGATGTTTTTTGCAGGTCGATATTTTCGGTGATTTCATTAATTCCTTTAAGTCCTTTAATTATAAAATTTGTTAGTATTTCATTTTTATTCATTCTTAATTATTTTTAGGAAAAAAAATCTTATACAATTTATAATTAATATGGCCCGCAATTCAAACTGGTTCTCCACAAACTCTAATATTCTTTATATTATTCTTGGCATTGTTCTTCTAGTTATTATTTTATTTGCTCTCTTTTATCCAAGAAAGTATTATCAAAGTAGTCTTCAAAATGGTCAATCAATGCAGGAAAATCCTATGATGGAAAGCTTTGATGCAGCCCTTATGGAAAATTTAACTGACCTTAATGATCCTTCCCAAGTAATGAAATCATCTGACCCAATGATTATTATGTTTTACGCTCCTTGGTGTGGTCACTGCAAAGCAGCTAAACCTGAATTTGAAAAATTAATGAAAATGACTGCTAATGGAAAAGTAAAAGCTACCATGATTAATTGTGATGAACACCCAGACATTGCCCAAGCGAATGATGTCCAAGGTTTCCCCACCATCCGTTTCTATCCTAAAGGACCTGCTGAGGGTGATCACACTGAATATCAAGGAGGTAGAACTGCCCAAGAAATGGCACAATTTATCTCCCAATAATATAAAAAAAATAAATTTTTATTTTTTTGATTTTAGATGGTTTAGAAACCATTTGGATCCTTTATCGTCAAAGTTGGTTAAAACTCGGCATTTATAAAATACGCGTTGCTCTAAAATGGAAGCTCTAATTTGGGAATCAAAACCTTATCAATCTTCTGGGCAAGACTGCAGTTCTTAGTTTTGTTGTTCTTGCTGTAGATTTCTGCACATTTGCAAGTAGTATCACGAATGCGAACACAATTTTTCTTCTTGATAACAGTTGTCGTTTGTTTATTAAACATCTTCAACTTCTCACCGTTCTCTAAATCCTCAGTGAACTGACGTCCCTTGGTCAAATGATAAGTAAGAACATCAATCAAATCATCCTTACCAGCAGGGCTAGTCAAATAGGCAACTAATTCAGCGGGTAATTTAGCAAAGGCTTCATTATTGGGAGCGAAAAGGGTAGTTTCCTTAAGTCCTTCAACAGTGGTTTTGAGACCAGCTAAGTCGATAAGACTTTTGAGGGTGGAAAGGTTGGGATCCTCTGAGACAAGAACATAGAGGTTGGCGGGCTTGCTTGACTTGCAATGGCACATTATACTTTATCTTATATTATAATTTTTCATTTCTGAGAAATTAAATAAATTAATTTTTAAACGAACTAAACCAAACACTCGCTCCTTCAACCCCACAATCAAATAATTCTTGTTTGTCCTTCTCACCTATACCAATGTCCATACTATTAACTGGATATGATAATTTAATTACATATTTCAATTTACTTATATTCTTATCCAATAAACTATCTAAAATACACGAAATTACCCCAAAAAGATAATTAAAAACAGTATCAGTATTATATCTTTTTATGCTACGATGAATTGCAATTCCAAGTGTTTTATTGATGTCTTTTTTCGAGAATAAATCAGATGGAAGTGGACAAACTATACCTCCATCTGCATATAAATCTCCATTTAATTCTACAGGAGTAAATGCGATAGGATAGCCACAAGAAATTCTTAAAGCTTTCCATAATTGCATATCCGGTGTTGTATCTTTTGAAAAATAACAAGCCTCCGATAAATTCACATTCGTCCCCACTACCACCAAATTATATCTAGATTTCTCACTAAATTCAACAAATGTTATATTCGGATCAAATCCCTGCGTTATCATTGTTGCTTTTATTAATGAAAAAAATTTATTTCCATCATCCAACCCAAACTTAGATAAAAACAACTTTATATCTGCATCCTGATATTCATTAAAATTAAAACTATCAAAAAAAATCTTTATTTTCTTTGTTGTCAGTCCAATACATAAAAAAAATCCGATAAATGCTCCAATTGAAGATCCAATAATGGTTTTAATTGAGGAGAGTAATTTTATTTCTTGGTCAAGTTTATCAAGGGCTCCACAAATTGCTAATCCTTTAATTCCTCCACCAGATAGAACAAGATTTTTTATTTTTGGCAGTTTCATTAAATAATTTATTATTTTTTTTTTAAGTTAAATAAATAAAAAAAATAAATACAATATATTAATGTATAATGTTAGTGATATTAGAAAATTTATACACGAACGCGAAAAGGGTAGATTGAAAGTTTATGAGGAGATATTGGAAAAATGTTTTCATAGAGTTCAAAATGCAGTCGTCCGTGATGAACCTTGGGCACTTTTTGTTGTTCCGGATTTTGTTATAGGAAAGCCAAAATATAATTTTGCCCATTGCATCCAATATGTTATTTTCAGATTAAAACAAAATGGATTTGAGTTAAAATATTTTTATCCCAATGCATTGCAGATATTCTGGGGAAAAACTGATTTCCAGTCTATGCTTGCTATTGAAAGTGATAGAGGAACATTAAATACTTTAGCAATAGAAAATAAACCAAATAGTTCTCCAAGTTTATTTGATATGAAAGCTCCGCATACAGGAGAAGGTTTAGGATTATTAAGTAAAAAGGGAGGTAAACAGAAGAGGACGGTGGATGATGGTAGGTATATGGGTATATCAGATAATGGAAATGAATTTACTATTAAATTTAAGGATCCAGAAAAGGAGAATAAGAAAAAATTAATTCAGGAGGAAAAATTTAGAGCCATCAATTCATTCCTTCCCAAAACTAACATCTTCGCAAACAAAAATAAATTATAACTTAAACCAAACATTCAACATCTTATACAACTCATCCCCACTCTTACCATTATAATTATCCCATAATATCTGTATCTTTTCTAAATCATTTAATAAATCTTCAATATAATTTATTGTAAAATTATTATTATTATTGAGGTAATTATGAATATCATTTTCATCGAAGATGTAGCTATTATCGAGTTTGTCGATAATTTCTTTGATGGTTTGGAATTCGAATATTATAGAATCAATTTTAAGAGATTTTGTTTTAGTTTCTTCGTATTTTATGAGCGCAAGTTCGTTTGAATTTTCATTGGTTGAGGATTTTTCGTTAATAGAGTTTTTTATAAATTTAAGTATTTCATCAATAAGATTATTTTTATCTTGTTCATTTCTAAATTCCTTCATCTTTTTAAAAATTTTATTATAATCTCTTTCATTCAATAAACAATATTTAATTCCATAAGAAAATGTATTCATCTTTTTCGGATTAATTATTTTAATAATATTACTTACTAACTGACACCTTTGAAGGAAAAATAAGAAAAAAAGATAGCAATTTGCATAAGAAGAATCAATTTTATTTTTTTCTAAAATATTGGAGAGATTATTAACATTAAATATAGAACTATTCATATTTAATGGCTAAATTATATTTCATTTTTTAGAGAAAAGTAATTTTTAGAAATAATATTTTCATAATTTTCATTTTTTAGTAAATTATCTATACCAGTTCTTTTATAATATTCCTCTATTGTTCTTTTATCACCAACACCATATTTTTCTAAATCGATTGTTATTTTTTCTTTGAATAAATCATTCGGAAATAATTTTCCAATCTCAATTAAACGTAAAAAACTAAGGAATCCATAAATCTCAAATTTACTTCCAATTATCTTTTTTAACTCCCAAAAAGTATGTCTATAATTTCTAGACCATAATGTGTAAACTATATTTTTGTGTGGGGTATAAATATTTATTCCCTTTGTAAAGAATCTGAGGGAAACGAGGAATTCTTCTCCCCAAAAAAGGTTTTTTAAATTAGGGTCAAAAGGAACAATTTTAAATATAGCTCCATAACAAAAACTATATCCTGCTGCCCAAAAATAATTTCTCTTTGGTTTTGTTAACCTTTCAATACTTGAAGTCAATACCGGAACTCCATTGCGTATTTTCTTCAATTTCAATACATTTGATGTCGTATATGCCGGCAATATATGTGATTTATTTAAATCATATCCCTTCGGATATGTACTAATGACACTATTTGCTTTCAATGATAACAGCATTTCCACTAATTGTTCATCCCAATCTATTACAAATCTAGAATGACTATCAATTTGTAAATAAAACATCTCTCCCTTATACAACTTATTATAAATAATATACCTGGCATATGATGGTCCCCTAGCATTAGTGTGTGGTTTCACTAATAATCTTAATTGTTCTCTAGGTATAGAATTAAATTCCAATGTTGGGTCTTCATCTGACATTTGAGCATATACGCCGAATATTATATTTGATTTGAATTTAGCTTTTTCATAGGCATCTTTGACTGTTGGAATTACTTCTGGATCTCTGTAACAGGCGACGGAAATAAAAATATTACCAGGAATTATATTCAACATATTTTTATTTCTTAATTTATTATTATTGTAAATCTAATACGAATTTACCATTTGAATTTTTCTGAACACTAACTGGCTTCTTAAGTTTAATTCTCCTTCTCTCCGTCGAATCCTGCGTCGAAACACTACTTACAGTATCC